GTCAAGCGCGGCTGCAAAATCACTGCCGTAGGTATAACCATCTGCAACGTAGTCTTCCCCGAAGTACGCACTGACGTTTGATTTAGCTATGTTGAACGCGTGAGACTCAAGAACATAACCCGTATCGTCTAGTGGTTTTCCAACGTCGAACGCGTAGTCAGTATCATCGGCTGCGGGGGCTTCAAACAGACCTTTACCAAACGCAAACGTGTCGATTGCATCTGTGGCTGATCCTGTGTCCGCAAGGGGCTTGCCTACCCCTAAAGAGTGCAACTCAGTGGCTAGAGGGGCGTCAGCTAAACCTTTAACAACGTCAAACTTATTAATCTGGTCAGTGGCAACTGGAATATCAGTTGGCTGCTTGTTGAACTGAACCGTATCGTCGTCAGTAACAAATCCGTCATCAAGAAACGGAGCTTTTGTTACATGCTTAGCAGGTGTGTCGATAGCAGTAGGAGTTTCAAACAGCGGGCGTTCAAAGTCTTTAAGAATCTTTTCCGCGTCTACAATACTAACAGTATCGGAAGGCGCTTTATCGAACGCCATAAACTGAACTTCAGAAACGACAGCGTTATCTGCGCCTGCAAATTCTTTAAAGAACTCAAAAAACAGTTGGTCGGAGGGCCGTGCACCATCGCGGATATAATACGTGTCGAAGTACTTAGCAAAGTAAACAAAGTTACCGGCTTCAGCCTCGGAAACAATACGGTTGTAAGTAGTGGTAGTCGCAGAAACACCTTTAGTCTGCGAGAACGCAGCTTTAATTTTGTTTACAAAGACTGCCGACTTTAGCTTCATGCAAAGTCTTCCCGTATCTTAAACTTCAGCTTGTCGAACAAAGTCTCGCGTAGTCCGCTAGAACGCACCACTTCGATCTCACCTTCGTAAGCACCTGCATCTTGGTTTAGGTCTTCTGTCTCCCACTGAAGAATGGCAATTCCGTTCTCTGCTGTATCTGGGTTGACGTACAGTTCGCGCGAAAACAAAACCTCGTCTTCGCCAGCTGCCCGGAAGTGCAAAGTCACTGTGCCGCCTGTTAGGTCCACAGCGTCTCCGCTGTCTTCTTCCGTTAACACGACTTTAATCTGCGGGCCTGTGTCGCCTTGGACGTATTTGAATGTTGTTGCCATTTACATACCCCTGCGAACTGAAGCCTTGTCGAAGCCCTGCGCCATTACGCGCAAGTTGACGCGACGCGTGTCACGACCTTTGGCTTCGTCCATGTGTCTGTAGAACTCGCCCTTGTAGTACATAGCTGCCTCGGGGTTCGTCCATTCTTTGCCGGGAACTGACGTCAGCTTGTAGATCGCTCCACATGCGATTGAGCGCCCGTGCGTCTCGAAGATAAAGTCCTCAACCCCCGTAGCTGCCAGTGAGGGCTTCAGCGTGCCTACACCTGAGAACGTATATTTCTTGTCCGGAGTGGGGAAAAATCTGATCTGAGTGTCCTGATAGATCGTAAAGTAAGCAGGAGACCCGTTATTTATGGTATTTGGCAGTGAAAAGTGACGGTCTGTCACGCGTTTCACAGGCTGTCCATCTAAGTATAAAACAAGCACATTTTCCAAAACTGAGCCTGTCGGGACGTCAATTTCGTAGTCTGGCGTGTTTTTACTGGTAAAATCGTTCTCAATATCGAACCGCCATAGTTCGCTACGCCCAATATACTCGGCAGCAGCTTCCTGTAAGTGCGATTGAATAACGATTTCTGGGCAACCCGGCACGTGGGGTTGTATGTAAGGGTAAAAACTATCCCACGTGACAGCCATTTTAGGTCACCCCGCTAGTCGCCACAGGTGCAACTGCTGCGTCAACCTGCGTTTTTGCCCCCATAGCTGAGTTAAACGCCTGATAGGACGCCGCTGCACGAGCTTCGTTTGCTCCGTACTCTGCGTCTTTTGAGTAAGCACGGTACAGAACCCAATCGATCATTGGTGACATGTAGATGTCGTCCAACAAAATCACTTCTGTGTTTGACCCATCTGGGTCTAGGTCTGACTCTGACAGCGAGTGTGTGCCCGGACTATCAGCGTAAACAACTTCTAGCTGCGCAGCCGTAGTAGCAGGAGGGTAAACAAAAAACTCCTTAGGCTGACGAGTATCGTGGGTGTAGTGCTGAATGTTTACAGAGTTAGTCTCTGAGTGCCATGTGGGCTTCTGGTCGTCCAGAACGCTGCGGCTAACGATGCGAACGACTTTCTTAGTAGATGTCGCTGCTAAGTTACGAGTTATGTCTAGCAACCGAAGCGCGGATGCAAATTGATCTGTAAGAACCTGACGAGTGCCTTCAGCGCACGTAAACGTGCCTGTCTTAGCATTAGCGTCAGGACGCAAAAGCGTGATCGCCATGTAGGATTCATTGATCCAGTTCTGCAATTCGAGGCGAGGCCAACGAATATTAGTGTCCTGAAGAACGAACTCCACGCGGCGGATGATGTCTATAACCTTAACTGTCGCCATCGGTCCAAGCCTCGTTTACATTGGGCGTGCTTGGGTCATCTGCTTTCAGAGTACCGTCACTGTTGCGTGCGCGAGAGCGCTTCGACGGTGTTTTCTTCGCGGTTGTTTTCTTCTCAGGCTCGCGGTGTTTTTCCGCTAGTTGAACTCCTGCCTCATTTAGCTGGAACTCGCCCTTGATAATTTCAGCAATAAGTACGCGCTCACCGTCAACCATGACGCGGCCTTTACCACCGACAATCTCACCGCCAAGTTTTTCTACAAGTTGGTAAACGTCCATAACGTCCCTCCTATCGCGGTGAGAGGGGGGTTACCCCCTCTCTGTTAGACTTAGCTGGCTGAGCCAACGATAGCAGTTACTAGAGCGTCGTCTTTTACAACTTTGCGTCCATATACTGCTAGACCACGAACGATGTCGCCGAAGTCTGTCTGGTTGCGCAGAGGCTCAGTTTTGCTGATCTGCGATGCGAAGGATACGGCTGATTTATGGCCTGCCATCATTGTGCGACGCGCTTTCGCGTTTGAAAGAGTTGCACCTGTAGATGTTGCAGATTGACCGTCAACAAGCGCCTTGCCTGCTTCACCTTTTGGTAGAAGGTTAGACACGTACACAGTGAAGCGGTCCAACTGACCGATTTTACCTGTACGAACGATGCTTGACTGATCGCCTGTGAAGTACGCTTGCGCGATGTCTGTTTGCATTAGCAAGTTACGATCACGTGGAGTCATAATCAACCAACGGTCACTTTCAGGGACGTTCTGTTCGTCTAGCGCTGAAGACATTGCTAGGATTGTGTTTAGAACGTTTGCTGGTGTCGCTTGGTCTACTGGGGCTGTATCTGTACCCAAGTTATACGCACCTGATTTTGCACCTGCTGTCGCGCCTGCGTTTGCAGAAGCAGAACCTTCAGTAACAAACCAGTTGAAGAAACACTCGTTTTCGATTTCGATTTTCAACTGCTTCGCTGCGTCGTCGGTGAACATGTTCATCAAGTCCATGTCCGCTTGGTGCGCTAGTACGTCGTTGACCTGAACGCTGAAGTACTTACCTTTGTTGATCTGCATGTCTTGGTAGATCGGTGCAGGAACTTCAGAAGTAAGTGTAGTACCAGCGCCTGCATAATCATTGATAGTGATTGATGGTGCAGTACGGATACGAATCGTATCACCTTGGTTCTTGATCTCGCCTTCCCAATCGGTATTGGCAATCTCAGTCATCATAGTGTTGGCGTAGAACTTAGCGTTTAGCTTGTTCGACCATAGTTGTGGGATAAAACCGCCTGAATAAGACGGAGTGGTGTCAAAGCTACCAGAGCTTACAACGGGGAATACAGCAGCCATTTTGGCCTCCTATTAGTTTCGAGTTGTCACTAACAGCTGCTTACTTGTTAACACGTTATAGTCGGACACGGCCTTCAAGGTACGCAGCAGTTATTTCGGCTTCAAGTTTAGCCGCCTCGTCAAACTGACCCTTCGTGTTCATAGTCCGAATCCGGTTCCAAGCGTTGGTTATCTCTCTTTCTGAGTAAACCTTTGCTTCTTTGCCTACCTTCTTCGTGTCCACGGAGTTAGCGGAACGATTTGGCGCAACCTGCTTCTCTAGCTCTGCTTGGCGAGTCTGACGTTCTTGTGGTTCAGCGG